ACTAATTAAATTATCATGTTAAGCATTACAGCCGTTGGCAACCTAGCCTCAGACCCAGTACAGAAGGAAACTTCTCAAGGTACTAAAGTTACTAATTTTAGATTACTAACAGACATCCAAGATGTGACTGTTCAAGTTGATTGCACTGTATGGGGCAATCGAGGAGATGTTGTCATGGACTATATCAAGAAAGGCAGTCAGATTACCGTTACAGGATCTGGCAACCTAAATACTTTTGAGAAAAGAGATGGCACACCTGGAGCATCTATTCAGGTAAGGGTAAATGATTTTACATTACCTGTGAAGAGTAGAGAATCAGAAGCAATCCCAGCTTAGTTTTTAGGGGCATTATGCCCCTTTTTTATTTATGGAGAAAAAAATTAACTTTCCTATTAATCCTTATGGTGGGCAGGTTTACTATGACAGAAGGAACGCTAAATCTTTTGAGTGGTTTCCTTACTCAAACAAACCTAATGATGGAGTATGGATGGAAATAGACTGGGATCATAAAAGATTGCCATGACAACAGAACAAAAAATCGCAGCAGCAAAGAAAAGAATTGCTGAACTTGAACTTCTCATAAAATTATGGAGCAAAAATGAAAGTCTTTGCATCTCCTAATACTGAAATAATGCTTAGTGGAGCTATCTTGTGGGAGGTCACATGGCAACGCAAAGGTGAGGATATGTTTAGTCAAATGATTATGTTACCTCCACTTGGTTGGTCTGATCCATTATTAAAAGAACACTTACCAGAAGATGTTATTGAAGCTTTAATTACCAAGTATCAATTAAATGAAAAATAAAGACCTGATAAAAAATTATTATGACCAGCTTGCAGAATTACAGAAACAATACTGGTTTGAAAATATGAAAATTAAGGAATATTGTGTAAGATATGATGCTATAAATAAAAGGATACAGGAACTGGAGAATGAGTGATTCTAAAAAACTTAGGAAGTTGAAAGAGATTAGACGTAAAAACTTAGAAAAAAACCTACTAGATGTACAGCTAAAAGGACAGGATCATTATGTGTTTATTAATGAAAGGAATAAAGCACAGGTTGTGAATAAAGATGGTGAATGGGTTACTGAGCACATCAGAACTTCAATTTTGAAGTTTAATTTCGAAATTGATAAAATTGATAAATTGTTGGTAAAAGATTTTACAAAAGAAGAACTTAAGGAATACGAAAAAACTTTTTCAAAGGATTCCTAGATTTAGGTTTTCTTTGTCTCATTTCTGCTACTACACGATTAGCTTCTAATTCTATAAGTCTATTTAATAATGAAGCCATAAATATATCTTGATCAAACTTTTTTCTAACCATGTGAGTGCAATATCTTTTAATATTATCTAAATCATCACTTTTCATAATTTCTCTACATTGCATTTCAATTTGCAGTTCCAACTCTGGAGGTGCTGGTTCAATATCTATGTTGAGAAATTTAGTAACTTTCATTTTACAGGAAATAATTTAGCTTCAAGAAGCTCAACTAATTTGTCATCAAGGTCATTATCAGTTTTTGCCACTAAGCTTTTACAGAGCGACAAAGCAGCCTTACGCAAAGATTCTGATTTACCAAACTTGATAAACATTCCGATTAAAAATTTTGACATGACTTATGTATATCTATTTCTACCTTAACGCTTATTGCCAATCTTGGCCTCAATCTTTATATTTATAGTATATCACTAGGATTATGACAACAAAAGACCCAAAAACCGAACCAATAATAGAAGAAAAAGAAGAGAAGGATGGTCCATCCTTTTTATCAAACATTACTCAAATGATTATACTTTTTTGGAGTTTATCCGTAATTTCTTTTGCGTATTTCGGAAATTCAACCAAACAAATTGACACGACATTCGCTGCTGGATTGTTGTCAGCAGTAATGTCAAATATGGGTCTCCAAGTGAAAAACAGCAGTAATGGCAAGAAGCGGCCTAATAATGTAACATCAGGTAAAGATCCTTCAAGTAAATGAAAAAAATTCTCCCACTTTTGCTAGTTGCTGGTATTCCAGCTTCTTATGCTGGAGGCATAAGTCATTCAATTTCTTCTTCAGTACAACTTGAGGCAGTATCGGCTGGTAGTATTGCCGAAAAAGTTTCCAGTTCATACAGTATCTCAGGTAGCGGTGTAACCACGCTGGATTCTGATGATGCAAACAGTATTGGTGGTTTTGGAGGTGCAACAGATGGAGTACCATCAATTACTTTTCCAGATTCAGTTGCACAAACCACAGCAGGTGAAGCCTTCAACTACACTACTAGCTACATAGAAGGAGATGCCACACCTTCCGCAGCAGCTACAGTAGGTGAGATACCAAACTTCTCAAATATCACATCAACTGAGGCAGCAAGTGTTGGCACAGCAGATATTGGTTTAGATAACCATACAATTACTTTAACTCCTGGAACTGGTACAGGTGTTACCCTTACTGGATCGTTTGTTACCGACCTAACCATTGACTGATGTGGAGGACGCTACCGTTTGTTTTATTTGTATTTAGCCCTGTTTATGGAGTACCAGTGGTCCCAAATTTTCAAACTGGGAGTTCTGTGTCTCGAACAGAAACAAGCACAATTATCACAGAACGTATCCAAACAACAAACTATTCTGGGTTTCAATATAGTGTCTCAGGTTCTGGAATTGAAATGGATGGAGATTCTATTACACCACCAGTCACTACTAGTAATCAAAAAATAAACGGAACAACATACACTTGGACAGATTTAGATTTAAAGAAAAAACCAAACTGGAGACAAACAGACTCAGGAAATGGAGCCTTTCAATTTGTAGAAACATATACTCCAAGTGGGGTTTCTTCAATTTCAGATGTCACCAGAACCATAGAAAGCTCAAGCGTAACCGATACAACTACAATTTTCTCCCAGTAATAAGTCTATTATTTAGCAGTCCAGCATTTGCCAATACTTCCTCCACAGCAGCCCCTGTAGCTCAAAGTAGTTCAAGCGTATCGAATTTTGCAACCCAGGTCTTGGGAGGACCATTTGTAGAAAATCATTATGGAAACGGTATTAGATGTTCTGGCCCACAAATGTCATTCAGCCCTTTTGTAACTACTGCATTTAATCAAAAGCGGCCTATGGATTATATATATGAAACGCCAGTATATGACCAAAGCGTTGATGATTCAGGAAATTTAATTAATCCTGGTAAAATTCTTTATTATCAGCAAAACTACAGCGGTAACAAAGACTCTTTAGGAATTAATTTTGGTGCAGCATTAACCTTTACTTTCCCATTAGATAACAGGTTTCAAGATGCGTGTTTAAAATCTGCTACAACACAAGAAAAGATTCAGCAGCAAATATTATCTAAGGAAAGATTGAACTACGAATTGGCGAGATTGAAAAATTGTGGAGAGTTAAAAATTCGGGGCATTGAATACGCCAGCACCAGTATTTACCACAAATTATGTGAGGATGTAATAGTTAGCCCACCCAAAAATCAAGTATTACCGCACACTCATAAATTAGAGTAGACAAGTTACGGCTTTTAACTTGCCTACCGATTATTTTATAACAAAGAACTTGCATCAGCCATTACTGGTTCTTGTTGTTCAGCCATGTATTTTTCGTACTCCTCATACTTTACTTCCTCAAAGTATTTTTCTCTGAGAGCTTCTTCAGCGTCAGCAAAGTGACTATCAAGTGCTTGTCTTACAAGAGAAGAAATTGATGTACCAGGCTTGGCATGATACTTCAATAATTTATGCTGATGTTTTGTTATCTGAACTGTTAATCGTGATAAATTTTCATTCATTAGAAAAAAGTAATTAAGAACATTGTAACGTCAATTTGATGCCATAGTCATTATTTTGTTGGTTGATGGCAACTCAATGAAATCCCTGAAGGGATCATCTTTAGGAACTTTAAGAAACTGAGTATCTAAACCAATCATAAAATTATGGGCTGCTCTAACAGTAAGAGCAAAGGCTTCAGCACTATTCCAATATGATCTTTTTATGCTGCTGTCACAAGACTTGGTAAAAATAATCTGTGCTGCTCTATCACATGGTTTAATATCTCTATCAACACCATCAATAGGACTCGCCATGCCTGTAGTGACAATATTTAACCAATGTAATGCCCTTTCTTTAGGATTCATCGTATGGTTGTATTTTTTGTTTCTTGTGATTTGACTGTTATAAGTCATTTCAGCATAAATTTTCAACCCTGCTCCAAGAAAAAATGATCTAACCCTAGTTGTATTAGTAGGACAGACTTTACTCATAAGATAAAGAAACTGATTATGTTTTAAATAAGTTTCAGCAACTATGGCATCATGGCATGGTCTTGAATACTGCTCAGTACCAGTTGTACTATTTATTGCAGCCATAGCGTGTCTTATAGTTGCACAATCTCTTCTGCTGATCTTGACACCACTAACAGTAATACGATCAGACATACACCTGGATTTACCAACATCCATTATTTGCTTGGATTTGCTAGGCATATTTTTGACAACAAGAAATGGTTGAGTCATTCCTGTTTGAACAACAGCCATCAATCTATGTTGACCATTGACAAGAGTGCCATCTGTATCAAAACAAATGGCAGAGTCAGATAAGATGAAACGACTATTTTTCATCTCTCTTTTTAATTCTTCAAGATTATTTCTGCTAATCTTGCGATTATTTTCAAAGTTTTTTGTTAAATAAAATTGTGCTTTTTCTGGTGTAATAAATTCAAGAGAATATTCTATGTCCTCATAGATAGTTGAAAGGGCATCTTGTACTTGAGAGGTCATACTGCCTCCTTTTTATGAGAATCTTCGTATGAACGAATCATCTCATATTCTTTTTCAAGTTGCTTGATTCTTGCAAAGATAATATTGCCAATTTTTTTTAGCATTGTGTCATGTTCAATACCTAAAGTATTAATAGAAAGTTCAAAAGAATTTAAAAATTGATGACCTGACATTGAATATTCATCAAGGCTGTTTCGACTCGATTTAAAAAATATATGAACTTTATCATTCAAAATATCATTGTCAAAATAAAATTCATCATTATCTTCAAGATGATGACCTGTTTTGTTTTCCATTGTAAGTTTCATAAAACCTCATAAATGTTATTGCCTTCATAGTTTATCATTAGAATATCATCACTTTGTATATGTTTTTAAACCGTAACAATGTTACTTTTTCTTTGTCAGTTTCTTTTTTATCTTTTTAAATATTTCAGAAATTGCTTTTTTTATCAGAGGAGCCAATAATGCAGACCCACCAGCAACCACACCCAACACAGTAGTTGAAATAAGAACTTGAGGCGTACCAATAAAGCTTTCTCTGAATGGTACTTTTTCCCAGACTCCGACACAACTAATACCATCTGAGGAGGATCTTTCCCATTTTACCAATCTTTCAATTTTTTTATCATTTCTGTAATCGCCAGGTCTATATTGTGGATTTTTTGGAGGGCATGGATCTATTTCTAGTTCTTCTTTTTTTTTCTTTTTTGTTGTCTTGCGTTCTTGTTGTTGCGGTTGCTCTTGTTTTTGTTGTGGCTGTTGTGCTGGGGCAGTATAAATGAAATTTGCAGGGTTATATTCAAGCGGTTCAAAGCTAGGAATACTAAAAGTACCACAAGCTTGATATGTTCCTAGTTCATCTTCGTTAATAAGTCCTGTAAGGTTATTTCTATGAGCATCAACGCATCCTGGAATATCTACAACTGGTTTAGTGATTAAATCTAATATCGGTGGCTGTACTTCCCATAATCTAATTTTTGGAACGTAAACTTCTTTTATTTCAATCTTTGGTATCTTTGTCATCTACATCTCCAATAGAAATAGACCAGCCATCTTCCCCAAACGTACCTTTTTCTATTATCTTAGGTTCATCTTTTGCAACTTCTTTCAAATAACTATCGTGATATTTTTTTATTTCATTTTCTAGTTCTAAATCAAATTTAACCATCCGCATCCAATCAACAAACTTATCTATGTAATGTTGAATTAGTTTTTTAAAAAACCCAAATATCACTTATTGTTCCCACTTACCTTTTGTTTCCCATTCTATGTGTTCTTTATTCCTTCGCTCTAAATAATCCCAAAACCATTTATTTGGATCGTTAACATCTACAACAGGTCTTGGTTTTAATTTTTTTATTTGTTTTTCTAGCTCATTAGCAACTATCCAATCTATATTTTTCATAACTTGCTCAGACACTAAATTTTCAAAACTAGGTGTTGTCATATAAATTGATACTACAAATATAGATACAAAATTTACTGAACTAATAAGTAAAGCTGTATAGGCAATAAATTTACTCATAATTTTATTTTTGGTATTGCTTCGCTAGTTTGAGTTGGTAATTTTTTATCTATTTGACTAGGTAAAATTTGATTCACAGAACCCATAATTTTTTCTAACATCATTGCTTCAAATTGTGGACTGCTAACCCATTTGTAAGTAGCGTACCCTGCTCCAATAGTTGTTAATGAAATTACAAATGATAAAATGGATAGAATAGATGAGATTTTATTAAGCATGATTAAAGAAATTTTGCTGAAAATGGCAACACCATTAACTTTAATTTGTTTTATGACCATAATGGCCTTATGCCCACTATATCTAACTATGGGGATATTAACTAGACAACTAACTGAAAAAACTAATTAGTCTACAACTTCACTTGTAGTTTCAACACCTTCTTCATCTTTTACTAATCCAAGTAATTCTGCATATTGAGAATTTTTTACCATAAATTGTTCGTAAACAATAGCATTTTCTTTTTCTTTTTCATTTGCTTCACCTCTTAATTTATCAATTTCTGCTTTTGCAGCATTAAATTTATCAGCAAGAGCTTGTGCTTCGTTTTTACGCTCTTCGCATCTGTCAGAAAGTTTAGACATAAATTTTTTGTAATTATTTTAAAGTGTAACTGTTAAATGATATAGCAGCAATACGGTTAATACATGTTAATCAAGAGATTTGTCTGCTAATAATTTTGCTTTATAAAGATTTTTTACATCAGTAGTCCATGAAGCAGTGCAGATTGCTTTAACCTCATCTGGTATTGCTGTACTTTCATCTGGTTCAGTAGTGAGTGGATTATCTACAAAATTATCAGAAGAGTCTAAAGTTCCACAATTTAAAACATACCTTTGGTAAGATCTAGAACCAGGAATTTCTACTCCGTCTTTTTTTATAACCAGTGCTTTTCTTACCTGCACAGTTTTATATATACCTATGACTTCAATTTTGTCGTATTCAGTTGCTTCAGTTAATGCCATTAGGATTAATCTCCGATTAAAACAGGTTTAGGCTTAGTTTAAAGACTTAGCTTCGGTCTAAGTTGCTGTAAAATATGTAACTGATCCTCTAAATGAAGTATCATTTTGAAAAATTAAATTATTTTCTGCATCTACAATCTTATCTACTGCATCTGTGCCATCATGAACAACTTTAATTTCGATATGACTGCCATTTGTATGAAAAAACATTGCATATAAATTTGGGTCTACATTATCCCAAAAAGCACAGACACCATTATTTTCTACAGTTGTACCTGTGATAAGGTCAGCAGCCGCAAAAGGTATTCCATGAATTTCTGCATGACCAGTAGAGCTACCTTTACTTGAAAGTTTGATTCCAAAATTAAGTGTTACTTGACGACCTATTTTTGTATATGTTCCTCCTCTTATTGTACTATAGGTTATGCCAGTTGTACCTCCTCCAAATTTCAATGTAGGCGTCCATGAGCCTTCTTCATACTCATCCAATTTGTCAGCGGCATTATTACTGTCACCAAAATCTACAGCAGCACATCTTAAAGTTGATGTTCCTGTTGACGCTTTTAATGTTGTATCAGAATTAAATACCCAGCAATTTTCACCGTCAATGTGGTGGATTGCATCTATATTACTATCATCAGCATAAGATGCCATTAAAGCACCATTATTAAAATCGTAATTCCCACTAGCGTCTATCCTGAGTCTCTCAGTGGCTACAGTTGCAAAAGCAAGTTGACCATCGCCAGCTAAATACATCCCTGTCCCCCTTTCACCATTATTATGATTTTGACCTGCAAAGCCGTATGCAGGGTAATCTGGGTTAGAGACATCACCTTCAGCTAAAAATGTTGCTGTATTAGTTGCTGAATTTGCATGAACTTTAGCTGTTGGTGAGCTACTGCCAAAACCACAATTTCCCGAAGAATTTAATCGTACCTGTTCACTACCATTTGTTTTAATTAGTAAAGAGTTAATATTGTGGTCATAATTAATTTCACCAACATTATTATCATCAGGATCACCAAACATAATTCTGGCGCTATTTGCTGCTGGCGCAAGCATTTGCAAAATACAATGAGTATTATTTTCTAAAGTAAGAACAGAGTTTGAATCTGAATTAACAGTACCAGCACTTGCTTTAAAAATATGTGCAGTCGTATCTGGTGAGCTAGTGCCTACACCTAAGCGACCTGTTATGTGTATTCCATCACTTGTTGTGGCTAATTTTTCTGATCCAGAATTATATAATTTAACTGGTCCAGTCCCACCAGCAGAATTTAGTTCTAAGGGAGTACCAGAAACTCCTTCATGTATTGCAATATTACCTTTTAATGTACCATTAATTTTAAAATCAACAAAAGAAAGTTGATCGCCACTAGCACCACCTGTACCAGCATCTAATATTAATGATGCGTTGCCTGTGTTTGACGCAGTTATACCGCCTGTGACATCAAGACCAGAAGAATCTACACGTGCCTTTTCACTATTATCAACATAAAATCTTATGTGACTATTATTTTGTGTATTACCGCCATCAACCCCAATAATTAAAGCATCATCTGAATTAGATCCATTATTGTAAATAATATTTCCATAAGATTGGCCACTGTCATCTAACCTAATTTCAACATTAGCTGTGTCTTTAACATGTAAATTAACTGATGGAGTGGTTCCTATACCTACTTGACCAGAACTATCTATTCTTAATCTCTCAGCACCATTTGTTGACAAACGCATATAATCACCATTGTGATCATATCTAAGATCTCCTCTAAAGTTAGTATTTGCACCATCATTAAAAGCAAGTACACCTGTGTTTGTAGTACCACTTCTAATAGTTATTCCAGCACTACCACTAGCTTGAGATATAACTAAATCATCACCAATAGAATTAAAAGAAGATAATGAAGTTTCGTTTATACCGACACGCCCCGCGCTATCAATTCTCATACGTTCTGTAGTTGTATTAGCACCATCTGCTGTTGTTCTAAATGTCAAACGACCTGGCATATCATTACTTCCAGGTGTGCCATCTACTGTGGTTCGAATTTCTGCCGCAAGATTATCTGAATCTGTTCCATCATTTCCTGCCCATATAATACTTCCTAAAGTATCTCCCGAAACTACAACAGTATCTGCCCCAACAGCAGTACCTCTTGTTTTGTTAAGAATTAATTTAGGTCCACCAGTACTAGCAGAGTTTCTTGTAAGAGAAAGTGAACTTGAAGGTGCATTTGTACCCTCAACCTGTAATTGTGGAGTTGTATCGGCAGGTGATCTAGGGGTAGTAATTCCTATAAGTAGACGGCCTGAACCGTCAACTCTTAATCTTTCGCTACCAGCAGTATCTATAGCAGCAATATTATCGGCAGGGAATGAAAAGAATGTATCTGTATCGCCAGAATGAATAATTTTTTCCGCAATAGTTAAATCGCCTGTAGATGTAATAGCACCTGTTACAGCTAACGTACCAACAACACTTACTCCAGTATCAGCAGTTAATCTTGTTGTACCACCAGCAGAAAGGCTTACAGTATTTGTTCCGCCAAATATTCCACTATCACTATCTCCAAAATGTATGGCAGGTGCAGAATTACTTCCAGCAGTTGCAGCCAATACTCCTGTCAAAGTATCACCAGCTTTTGCTAAATAATTATTATTTGATGTGGTACGTTCTGCTACTGTTACTGCATTTAAGCCAGCAGGGGTTACAACTCTATTAGTAGCAGTTCCAGTTGTTGTTTCGCTGTTTGTAGCTAATTCAGAAATACCTGAAACTGTAGTTGTAGCAGTCGGTGTACTTAAAGATCCAGGCCCAAATATTTTTACAATACTGTTATCACTGGCTCGCATAAAGCCACCAATACTATTTATATTTGCATTTAGTGCTATCTCGCCAACCGCAGGTAAATCTGAAGTGCTAGGAGTGCTATCCTGTACAACACTATTCTTTAATTTAATTTGAATCGACATAATTTACCTTTGCTTAATTAAAGGATACATTAATTTAGTAAGTTCCTCCACTTATTACCGAAACATTCGCAAACTGACCACCTGATTGCAGTACTAATATTTGACCTGTTGTTGGACTTGATACTGTTACATCTGATAAATCATTTAAAGCTGAAACGCTTCCAGGCCCTGATAAAGTATCAATTCGATCCCAATTATCAGCACCCATACATAAGCACCAGTCACCAGCATCAAAGCTGGTTGCTGACACAACTGCTGTGCCGTTTCCTGGAGTAACACAAACAAAGTAAGCACCAGTTAATGTTGATGTACCTGCTGGGATAGCATTACTTACGGTAAAACCTGCTGACGTTCCAAATGCTGTAAGTGTGACGATTGTTCCATTTGAAGCATTAAATGTACCGCAAAATCTAAGGTTTTCTTCCGCTAACCTACCAAAACCAACAGAGAAAAAGCTGTTGCCATTAAATATTCTTAATTGACCTGTTGATTCTTGTAACCAAAAAACTCCTGTTGGTAAATCAGAAATATCTGGTGATGCTTCTTGTATAAAACCAGTGGATAAATTTGCTATTTTATCCATTGTTATGGAATCATTAGCAATAAAAGAAGTTCCAAAAGTACCAGTGGTAATTGTGCTGGTAGGTAAACTTGGAATATCAGCCGCATCTAAAGTTGTTGCATCAGTAATTATTCCCTGAGTAGAAACAGTTACTTTTGTATATTCACCAGCAGCAACTCCACTGTCAGCAAGAGTTAAAACACCAGCACCATCTACTTCAAGAGGTGCAGAAGCAGTTGGTACAGACATTGCGCCTATAGCTGTTGTTGTTGCTACAGGCAAATCTCCAGCTACTAAAGCTGTAGTTTGTGTGATTAGTCCTAAAGCGTTATAAGATATTCCAGATATTGTTGCAGCAGTAATTGTATTATTTATTGTTAAAGCACCAGTCCCAGATACAGCTAAACCACCAGTACTAGGTACACTTACAGCACCAATAACTGAAGCTGTTGCTTTAGGTAAATCTGTCCCAACAAGTGCAGTTGTCGCAGTAATTAATCCTTCTGCATTGTAAGTTATGCCACTTATTGCAGAAGCACCTCCTGTAACTGCATTATTAATACCTAAATTACCTGAAGCTACATTTAATGATCTATCAATATTTGATGTATTTAATTTTGTAGCTGTTATAGTTCCATCGGTAATTTTTGTGCCAGAAACAGTTGAAATTTTAGCATCTGTTATAGCAGAATTAGCTACAGCAGCAGTGTCAACTGCATCATTAGCTAATTCACTAGCTCCTATAGCATTTGGGGCTATCTGAGAAGCAGTAATTGTATCACTAGCTATTTTAGAAGCGATTACGGAACCTGCGGCCAATTTGTCTGTTGTTATATTTAAGTTTAAAATTTTAGAAGTTGTTACAGCATTACTTGCTATAGAGGCAGCATCAACCGCATTATTTGCCAGCTCAGAAGCTCCTATAGCATTTGCAGCTATTTGACTTGCGGTTATTGTATTGCTGGCTATTTTAGAAGCTGTTATCGCAAGATTAGCCACAGCAGCAGTATCGACAGCATTATTAGCCAATTCACTTGCGGTAATAGCATTTGGGGCTATTTGTGTTGCGGTCACAGAATTAGCTGTAAGTTTTGCACCAGGAATATCTCCGTCAGAAAAATTGGTTTTTGCAAAAGTTACGGCACTGTTGGAAATTTTATTAGTCGTTACGGCATTTGCTGCTAACTTATTTGCAGTAACATTTAAGTCTATTATTGAAGCTGTATCTACAGAATTGTCTCCGAGTTCACTAGCACCAATCGCCGCAGGTCCAATTTGAGTTGCGGTTATAGTATTTGAAACTAACTTTGAACCTGTAATTGTTGCGTCTGTAATTTTTTCATTTGTTACGGCTTCATCAGCTAGTGAAGCTGTTACTATCTGCCCTGCTGATAATGGATATTGTAATTTAGTTGCTGGTACTGTTGCGTTATCTACCAGAGCAATAGCACCTTGTACAAAATTTTTAGCTGTTATTTTTTTAGTTTCAGATGCACTTACATCCGCAAGTGCTATCGGGTCAGTTGCTTGTAAAGATGCTGATCCCAATTCTGGTAACTGTGTAATTTGTAGATCAGCCATGCTAAATAACTTTTAAGAACATCATAAATAATATTTTAAGTTTCTTCAAGTAAAATCCCCTCACCATCTTCTTGCAATATTCTATCAGTATTTTCTTGTAATAGAAATGAAGGTAAAGTTCCGTTATGAAGTCTGATTTCACTATTAGTGACAAATTCTATTCTTGCCTCAACTAATCCTGTGGCTGGTACATTAACTGCAACATTTGTAATCACACACATTGACTGATACCATACGCTGTTTGTAGATTGCGTTGGGTCGTGATAAATATAAAACCTTCCTTCAAAATCAGCACCTTGTTGCATACGAACTAATAACTGACTTAAATAAACAGGAAAATCAGGACTGCTAAAATCTCTTGTGTCATTTTGAAAAACCCTATGCTGCCAAATTGTTTGAATTGTACCTTGACCAGAAATAAGACCATTTTCATATTGCTTTTTAAACTCTTCTCCTAAATTTGTAATATCTACAGTATCTCTACTAGTAGTTATTTCAAATTCAGTTACCTTCGCTAAAGGTCTAAATCTATTATTTCTTGTCCTAATTAAAATATTTTTTGAAGAAGAAGGTGCAGTTAATGTAATTGCATCTGTAATTTCACCAGCTAGTGCAGTTGCAAAAGTATTAAAAAGTCTTATACCACCTACATCATCAATATGAATGTATCTTCTTACATCAGGAAAATTATGGCCTGAAACAAGTTCTAAATTACTGCCATCTACAGTTTCAATTTCAACTTGGTCTCCTGTTATAAGTGATCCTAAAACTTTATCTACTGAAAATCTTTTTCTATTTGTATTTACATCCGCAGGCTCAAGTGTAGTTTCTATATCAGAATTTAAAGCATCACGCTTTAATTCTATAAAACCTGTAGAACCAAAATATACAGACATTAGAAATCATTGTTTAAAGGTATTCCATCAACATCAAATTCTACGTTAGCAGACATAACTTCACCAACAGCATTAGTCATGCTGAAATTTGTAATTACTGCATCAAAGTCAATTCTATGGTTTGCATCAGATTGTAGTCTAAATCTTACTTTTGGTCTTTCACCAGATGTTGAAGGTATTATGGTATCTATAATTTTGCTTGATAAAACTCCGCTATTATTATTGCCTGTTGTTGACGTTGCATAATAATAAATACTTGCCGATCCAGAGGCACTTGAAATTCCTGAAATTATTGTTCTATCGTGATCTCCTAAAGATACTGTTTCTAAGGTGCTTGTTGATGCTGAGAAAGACCAAGATCGAACCTTTGCTACTTCATCAGCCGCCGTATCTATACTTGAATCTGCATCACCTACAAATAATGAACCTTTTGTTCCAGAATAATAATTAGCCATGCTCTAAATAAAACTTAAATACATTCTACTGGCCATCTAGTAAACCGACAAATTTACATTGAACATTTGATCTATTTGGTTGAACGCTAGTCACAACTGGTGGTGTTTCAAATCTATAATATACTTTATGGTTTTTATCACTATCTATTTCTCTATAGACATTTCTTAAATCTCCACTCGTAATGCCTCTTAGTTCGGTCTTACTAAAATAAATGTGGTCATAATCAGAATTAACTTCTTCATAAAAATTAAGAATTTCAAGTACATCTGTATCCTCTATATTATTAAAACCTAAAGTTAATCTTGTATTACTTTTTAAAATACCATATCTAATAACTGAAACTGCACCATTTTGCGCTGTAAAAACCGCTTGTGGGTATTCACCAGGAGTATATGTTCTTGTCGAAGGACCGTTTCTAATATTAGGAAAGTTTTTTTCTGCCATTAGACTACCTCAAAATCATTAGCATCATAATTTATTGTAGCAATACTTCCATCATCTAACAAAGGAACATGTGAAGCCGAAACTTGAATAAATCCTTCTTCAGTATATGTAAGACTTTCTATTTTATAAATTCTGTTTTGTTCCTCTGTATCCCTTATTGTGAAAACACTTCCAAATAATCTACTTTGTGTGGTTTTGTTATTTTCAACTTCGAAATCAGTTTCAGTTTGTACTTCCTCAGTTCCAGGTTGCCAAAAATAAATTTCTTTACCATTTAGATCAATGTCACCAACACTTTGAACAAATCCATCCTCTGTAATACAGCCATTTTCAAATCTTTGAGTGTGTGTTGATTCACTTATAAATCTTATATATTCACCTGGCTGCAAACCTAAAGCAGACTGTGGTGTAGTTTCAAACATAATGCCATGATCTACAAGTTCTCTTAATTTTATAACGTGCTGTAAAAAAATTCTTGCGTGTTGGTCATTTGTACAAAAAGAACTCATGTCATAAGTCTCTATCGGTCTTTTTTCCATAACACTATTTTTTTTGTTTGCAGCTTTACTTGTTAAAGAAATAGATTGTGTTTCTGGAAAACCATTTGTTGTTTCAACTCTATACAAAGCAACACCAATAAAATTTTCTCTCTCCTCTGGTGAAAGAAAAGTTACTTTTAAATTTCTTGTATTACCATCAGTAAATAAAGCTCTTATTGTTGGCTCTGCATCCTCATCAATTTCAAAATTACTGTTAAAAGGTACAGATGGGAACAAGCTAAATTTACCACCTATAATACTAAAATCTAAAAGATTAAATACAGCATTTTGATAAATGAAATCTCTTATATTAAACTTGTCCGCTATAACTCCATCCCAATAAAATCCATTAGCTTCACAAAACTTTGCAGCAGTTATTAATCTGTCTTTATCAACTGACGTTACACCAATCAAACCAGCCAAACCAAATTTTTTCTCAGTAAGCAAAGCATGTACTATTTCTGCAAAATTATTAGTCGGACCTAAACCTTTACTTGTAACCCCATGAGACCCTTTATTGTCATCAGTTACAGTTTGACCTTTATCATTAATTAGTCTTTTAATTTCAATGCCTTTTCTAATATAAACAGATAAGGCAGAAAAATTATTCCATTCTTTTGAACTGTTTAATCTAATCCCAACAGTTGATAAACCTGCAATTCCATCAAATCTATAATTTGGCACATTATTTTTACCCATATCACTTTGTTCATTTACATAAACTATCTGATGTTCAGGACCATCTTGATGACTACTTCGTTCTGAATCGTACTGGTAAAAATCAGCAATAGCATCATAAGGATTTAAGTTTCTGCCTTCATACCAAGGATCAGTTACAAAATCGTTAAAATCACTTATTATCCTTACATTTTTTAAACCCTTAAAAAGTCCTCTAGCTGGAATATTAACTTTGTCTCTTGGTTTGTACCCTTCTCCTTTACTTGTAATTTTCCATCTTGCAGCAGCAAATTTATTTTTACTATTTTTATAAACTTTTATTTGAACTTTTAAACCTGATCCAGAACCACCACTAACTGAAACATTTTTATAAACTTGTGCTGGATCTATAGGGACAGCTTTATATTCAAATTTATTAATACCATAATAACTACCTCTCTCGTTATTACCACCAGTAGTTTTTCTACCTAAAAAAGGACCATTTTTCCATTTATATCCTTTATATTTAACCTCAACTTTATTCTCACCACTAACTGAAAACTGAGTTAATCTGCCTGTTCTGAATGATTTTCTCCAACCACCTTTTCTATAATCACCCCAATACCACCATGAATTGCGTGTAAAACCTCTTGAGGGAGAAAATATTTTCCCCTCTTTATTAGTTGGTCTATCATTTAAATGAGTGTTAGCAACTTGAGCACTACCCATATCTCTTTCATCTACTTTTACCCATTTTTTCTTTTTAGGAACTGTACCTGTACCAGATTTTGTAATTTTTTTTACTTTACCCGAAGATTTTTTTTCAACATCACCTAAATACCATTCTTTGTTAGAAACTTCACCTCTGGATAAAATACGTTCTTCTCCACTAAAATAAACCTCAAACTCTTGTCCATGTTTTTTTACTGAATAATTTTCTAAATTATCAATAGTTGAATCTAATATTCGTACGTCTCTTTTATCAATAAAATTTCTTTTTACAAGATTGCCAGGATAAGGAATAAATCTAAATTCAAATTGTTTTGGAGGACTACAAATATGATTAATTCTTATAAAATTATAAACAAAAGTAGGTGAATTACCTTTGATACAAAATGGCACTCCTTCATCAATAAAAGCAAATTCGTCATCCGTTCCAGCTATTCTTGCTTGTAGTCTAAAAAAACTAAATCTGTTAATATATTTACTCATGTTGCCTAAAGCTATACTTGCATTGTCATCTTGATAATCTTTAACAACACCCTTTTTAGTATCTGCATTTACACCCTTTACTCCTACTGCACCAGGATGAGAGTTTACATTAGGAAAGGATGTAATTTGTTTAAAAACTTTAGATTTAAGACCGATTTCTGTAACGTCACAAGCTCTATTGTTGCTTATTGTTCCTACTGATGCTTTTTGTAAGGTAAGGCGTTCATATACAAAATTAACTTTTTCAGAACGCTTATGATTAAATTCTGTATCTAACTTACCATCAGTTTCGGCTTTAAAATAAAAATTGCAATGACCACCATCAACTTCAATTAAAGGTAATTCTCTTTTATATAAAACAGCTAAAGCAGAACCACATAAATATAATTCTCCAACTGTTAAATTATCATTTATTAAATCTCTACGTGAATTAATTGCACTTGCTACATCTGTTAAACCCCAAGGCTTAAAGTCATCTTCATCAAATTTATCTAATATATCATAATCATAAACTTTATATCTTATTCTATCTCCAGCATCTACATCAGCATTTTTCTCAAATTTATTACTACCTGACTTTGTGCCGACTTGTTGAAATGCTGCGTAATGTGGATAACTTGTTCTAATTTTTTTTCTTTTTCTACGCTGATCTTTTTTAACGTCACTTTTCATATCTTTTTGCACCATTATTAGTTCATAGGGCAATCTAAACCTCATTGCATTTGGCATGGGAACATAGGAGCCAAATTGTACCTGAGTACTTGGTGCTCTCGTTCCGCTTACAATGCTGTTAGTTGCTGCACCGTCTCCATCATCTGCTTGGTCCCAATCAACAGACATGACATCATCCATTTTTCCTCCATGCCTGTCTCTTTGATCTGGTTCAAGTTTTGATTCTGAATATCTATGATGTTTTTCACTTATTCTTCCACCATTTCTATCAACATATAAAGCTATTTTTCTTGATACATAATTTTTAAGTAATAAATCACCGATAGCATAGCCTTCATAATCAGGTCTTTGAGGTAAAGTTCCTAACCCTATCATGAATTGAGCTTTAAGTTGTTGTGCGTTTTTGTGTGTAATCATTTGTGACCACAAAAGTCTTGTCGAAACTCTTACACCGCCATAAACACTTGGGTAGCCGTCACTTTGTTTTTTTATTTGTTTAGCAAAAATTAAAGGGACAGTTTCACCTAATTTTGCTAGTTCTTGAACAGAATTAAAATTTTCTTGTGGAGCAAATCTTTTATTACCAGTTACCCCTCCAGTTGTTAAACTTCCTGGTAATTTTGGTGCTTTAGGTTTTGGTGTTAAAAAATTGGCAACAACCGTTAAAATTACACCTAAAGCTAAATTTGCAAGAATACCGCCACCTGTTAACCAACTAACAGCAGTTCCAATAAAAGCATTGGTTACATAAGGGAGTTCATCATATTCTTTAGGTCTTTTTCCGTTATAAGCGTCAGTTAATTCTAGAAATAGCCAATATTCTTCTTCAGTTATTCCAACAGTTTTACATAATTCGATTTCTGCGGGCAATAATATTTTTCTACCGCCAAAGTGTCTTGAGGAGTCCACCTTACGATTGGTTCTTGACAAATTAAAAATCCTCCTTCGTAGTAAACAGCAAGAGCAAAACCCTCTTCTTTGTTAACTATTGCTACTGTACCTATATTAATATCTTTTGTCTCGTTTCCCCACTTATCAAAAACTTCTTTAAAAATAGAAAAATCTTTTCGTAAATAACGTCTATACCATTCTTTTTCACGTTTTAAAAATTTTATTCCATAAAAATTTAATACTGAAATTGTTAGTGTTAAACAATCTACTGCATGATGTTTTTCAGGGTCAGCGCCTAATCTATAAGGTAAACCAATTAATTGATGTGGTTTCATCTATTTTGTATATCACTTGAAGTAGGTAACGCACCAACACAATCGGAAGTTAAGACTAGATTGGGCATGTTAGATCCAACAGAATCAATCGCACTACTTAAAGTTAATTCAAGTCGTTCTGCATCATAAGCAAGACTAGAAATTAACCATACATCTGAAGTTAAAGTTCTTTGAACACTGTCTAGATCACTATTATCAACAATACAAACAGTCACTTCAGCAAAGTATTGATTTGCTACAGCTTCTTGTGCTCTAGCCATTGATATCGGAGAATTGCCCATGATTATATTAGATTCAATATTATCTCCACTTTTATTAATTGTTGTTCCAGCATAAATAAAAGGCATGTAATGAAAATCTTCATCATTAAATTCTATTGTGTTTCCAGCGTTTTGATAATCTTCGTCAGTTAAATTTAATTTGGCATTTTGTAATCTATGCTTTGTTGTTTTTTCATCTTCATCCATTTCATAAATTTCAAGAAATGTACAAATGGTTGTAATACTCATAATCCTATACTTGCCCTTTGACTTCTAGAATTTTTAAATGTTTTCATCATTTTTGACTGTCCAGCATCAGCACCTCTTTTTGCTGCTGTATTAATTAAATCTGGTACTGCTGACCTTGGCAAATAATCATCACCATTAAAGTTTAAAACAGGTCCAGTATATTCAACTACTGCACTACCTGAAGAACCTGAAGGTGTACCAGCATCACCTGAACCGCCTGGAATAACTGCACCACCTCTTGCACCAGAAGAATATCTTTGCATCGCACCAGCCATCTTAGAGGAGGGAATAACATATTCAGACTCACCGCCTTCACCAATCATTCCAAGAGTAGGTGAATTAACTACACCGCCATATTGAAAAGCCTTAAAACCACCAGACCTTAAATAACCACCCTGTTCACCTCCAAAGAAATTAAAACCACTAAACATTTGAGAAAATGCATTGTTTAAAAACATACTGGCAAGATTTTTTGCAATACCAGCTAATGATTCACCTAAAGTTTTTGTACCTTCTATGAGACCCATTACTGCATTGGACATACCAGTAGCCAATACATCTCTTATCTGTTCATTCATTTCTAATCTTTTTTGGTCTGCATTTAATTGCTCTACAGCTTGTCGTGCTTGAGTTTCATTTAAATTATTTTTTTCTTTTGCTAGATCTACTATTCTTTGTTCCATTTTTGCTCTTTCTGTACCCATACTTAAAGCATTTTTCATAAACTCTTGTTCTTTTTGTAAAGAATCTAAAAGTGGTGTTTTTGCTACGTCACCTGTTTCAGGGTCAGTACCTGCAGACCCAACTGGTATTAATCCTTTTTTATCCATTTTATATTCAATGCCTCCAACTGTTATTCCTCCCATTTCTTTATTTAAAAGCTCTAATTTTAAAATTTCATTATCTAGTTGTTTTATTCTTTCCTCAGTTTCTTTCATTTGTTTTCTTATAGCATTTGATGCACCTTCCCTTGCACTAGTATTGGCTAATTGAGAAAGAGTATTATCTTCTGTTTTACGTGCGTCTTTTAAAACTTTTAGAGAACCAGTATCAAGTAATTCTTGAAATTTTTGCTGTGTTTCCTGATTTTTTCTAAAATGACCAGCCAACTTACTTAAAGCAAATCCTAAACCTCCAAGTACAGCAATAATAGGTAAAGTTTTTGCACCTAAAAAGGCGAGTAAAGCTACTCCAGGTCCACTAGCTAAGAAACTTCCAACGGCTGAAATAGCTAGTCCTACACCAGCGATTGCAGGGGCGGCTAAAGCAGCAACACCTACCAAAGCACCAAAAGTAACAACAACCTTTTGAACATTTGGACTTAGTAAAGTAAATTGTTTCATTAACGCTGTAATATCTTTGACCAATGGAAGTATTACAGGTTTTAAAGCATCACCTACAGATCTTTTCAAATCTTCAAAAGCATTACTTAAATCTTTTAATACTTGCTTATCTGATTCTTTAACAATATCTGCTATAAGACCGCTTCCATCTGCTCTTATTTTTCTTAAAGACCTTAATACAACATTTGAAGTAAGTCTTCCTTCAGCAGCTAATTCTTTTAAAGCACCTTGAGTAACACCCAATTCTTCAGCTATTGGTTTTAGTATTGTTGGTACTTGTTCAGACACACTTCTAAATTCATCACCAGCTAATCGACCAGAACCTAAAGCCTGTGCTAATTGTCTAAATGCGTTTGATGCTTCAACAGTTGATACACCAGCAGTTTTTGCAGCAGTATTAAAACCAAAAAATACGTCCTCAATATTTTCTAATGATTGTCCTAAAGGTTTTAGTCTGCCAACAATATTAGTTACCCCCTCCAATGCCTCTAATGATGACATTCCAAAAGTACGAGCCGCTTTTGATGCTATGTTTTGAGCCTTTTCATAACCAATTAAACTACCAGTAAGCAACTTTAATCTTAGTTCTAATTCTTGTGCATTTACAGAGGTTTCTAATGATGCCTTTGCAAATAAACCTAAACCAGCACCAGTTATTAAACTTCCTAGTTGTCCAGCAGCATTAAAACTACCTTTAACCTTTTGCATATCTTTGGTTATTTTTTGTCTTATTCTTTGTACATTTGCACCAAACTTTTGGAATGATCTACTCGCATTATTTTGCAAACGTGATGCAGCTAATTCAACTTTTTTAAATGCTATGTTTAACTGTGAACTTACAGTTTTTAATCTATTTAAGTTATTAACAGCGTCCCTCGCTGATACTTTAATTTTTATTCCAACTTCGCCGTTAGCCACAATAAAAAAATAACTGTTTTAAGTTTACCTTAATTTGGTTTTTTTCAACATTTTTTCTTGCTCGTCATTAAGCAAATCAAAATAAGCAGACCAAATAAATAATTCTTCAATAGTCATTTTTTGCTGCAATTCAAATAAAGAGTACTTTAACTCTCTTGCAACACCTAACTGAAGCAATAAATAATTATCCTTTTTTAGCTCCAGCTTTATTTTTTTGGGTCGGATTCGGCCTCCGTATATTCTGGTTCTGTAATTACAGCAAGCATTAATGCCTGTAAATCTGCATCTCTACATTCATTTTTAAGTTCAGCAGCATGACCAGCTTGGAATAACCTGACACCATTTTCATCCAGTGCTTTATGAATTAAGAGTTGCAAAGCAAAAGCATTAAGGTCATCTTTTGTACCTTTCTGTGCTCTTTCTCTTTCAGCCATGGTTAGAGGTGTTGACCAAAATTCCAACACTTCACCGTTAGTAAGTTCAACCTCTCTTTTGATGGGTTGAAGATTTGCAGCTTTTTTTAATTTCTCTAATGGAGAAAGACGAGGTTTTGGGGTTGCCATAAATTGTTTTAACTAATTTAATGTATCAAGAGCTAGTGCTGAAGTCAAAAGTAGGTGCTTCAGTTGGTTTAAATGTAATTTCTACAGATTGTGCGTCATCTGGGTTTACATTAAATTCAGCTTCAGAAAGCATAGCGTCTAAGGCAATGCTTCTACTAGCGGATTCTGTTGGTTTCTTATCAATATAAAGTTTGAACGCTGCACCAACTTGGTTTCTTTGAGTAACATCTTGAACCATTCTATTGGCTAATGCAGAATCCTCATCTGTGACAAATACAGTTGCAGTTCCTTCTCCATCAGCAAATCCAGCGATTGAAGTTCTAAAAGGCACTGATTGTCCACTTGTTTGGCCGATTGTTGTGGTATCTATCTGTTCTCTAGAAATCGAAAAGCTCCAAGATTGAACTTCACCAACAGCAGCAAAATCTGCATAAGCTACTTGAAATTCGTTTGGTGTAGCTGCTGTTCCTGTATTTGTAATATCAACAGCAGAACCACCTAAAGTTGCAGAAACTTGTAAAGCCCCAGTAGATGCTGTATAGGCAATGATGAAAAAAGTATCACTGTTATTTAAACCTGCTGGTAAAGTACCTGTACCGCTACCACCTGTCTGGGCATTGATAACAGAAAACTTTACTCCGTCACCAACTTTGAAATTAAGATTTGGTTCAACAATAATAGTTTCAGTTCCAATAGTTACATTTGAAGAAGTAAAAGTGCCTTTAGTACCTGCTGGTTTGTAATAAAGTGCTCCGCTAGTACCAGATAAAACAGTAGCCATTTTTTTAAATTAAACAGATTTTATTCTATTGTAACCATGCTTCAAAAATAAAGCTCAATTCAGTTTGAAAAAACGGTTGAGGACTTGCTGGTGAAACTTGGCTTGGTCCTACTGTATCACCAAAAATGATTTTATTTACAGTTTGTCTATGATACAAGTCTTTTATTCTTTCAGCTATTGTGTAATTTGCCCCTGTACCAAGTCCTTGAGGTGTGAACACATTTATCAATAATTCACCATTATGCTTGTTATAACCTGTTGTAGGTGCCTGTAAAGTTATTGCTTCGTGTATTCCAAATGTAATTGATGACTGAACCCAACTTGAATTATTTGGTGGGGTAAAAGGCACATTTTGAAAAGCAACAGTGTATGCAGGTGAAGTTGCCATTTCAGTAGCAAGTCTACTTTCTATTGCAGTTCTTATGTCGTTAATAGTATTCATTAGTTGCCAGCCTTTTTTTGTACATCTCTAATAGTCTGTTCAATAAATCTTTTAGCCCAATCTTTGGAAATAGGTTTTCCAGATGCAGTTGAAAGTTGATAGCCATTTTTCCAAGAGGGTGGAATATTAGTACCGAAAGTAACTGGTTCTGCATATTCAAGTTTATTTATTAAGTCTATTTCTAAGTTAGAAACAGGTCTTTGAAACCATTCAGTTCTCATAGTTCCTTCGTTAACTGGAACTTCTTGACCTTTTAGTTTTTGTTGTAATCTGGCAGCACCAAATTGCACAAGTTCTTCAACTTTATCTTCGGCAAAGTTACCAATTTTATCTAGTCGTAAATTTACAAAAGCCATTAAGACCTCACGATTAAAGAAAAAGTTACAGCAACACCAGCAGCTTCAGTAGTGTCTACTGTTATTATTTGGTGAACTATACTATTGATTAAAACTTTATCTTTTGTTGTTGGTGTTGTATTGACATCTTTTGCTGCAATTAAAACTCTTTTATCTTCTTGATTTATTAAATCATTAACTTCTGATCTTGTTACAGCTTCGACTAGTGCCTTTATTGTGACATCAGTATTACTTTCAGAAACCGCACCAGTAGATGTATTGTAACTTCCAACTGTTACAAATCTTATTATTACGTTGCTGCCAGTGGCCTTTAATATCCCTGGAACTGCTTTTTTTAGTGCGTTTCCTAAACTTGGCATCAGATCAGATAAGCAATAACAGTACCGCTATCAAGTTTTACACTTGTAATAACTCCTTCAATAGCAGTGTTTGATTTGAACTGTAAACCAGTTAAATCTCCTGTTATGTTTTCAGCTACAAGAGTATTGATAACTGAATCTTGTAATGCTTTTATGCAGCCAAAACGACCAGTATGTGCTGCTGTGTCATTAATAATTTTTGCTGCTGGGTAGTAAGTCATTTTAACTCCTTTTGATTGCTACGTTTCCTGGTCCACTTATTCGTAAGCCAGTAAAATAGCGTTCAAATAGTGGTGGTACTCTATCAGCACCAACAGAACCATAAAAGTTTGGCTCTGCTTCTAGTGTACCTACTTTTACTCTTTTAAAATCCTCTAAACCAGATAAACCTAATCCTGATTTGTTGTTATTAAGATATACCGCTAGTACAGCCTCTGCTTTTTTTACTTGATCTGGAATCTCAGTATCGGTGTAATAATCTGTTGTGATACGAAAAGGAAAGCCAACTGAATAAGTATTGATATAAGTATCAGGTTTTCTAACACCAGTTCTCGGCCATTGCAATGCTTGTGTATCAGTTACCCTAGCCCCCAAAAATCTTTCTCTATCAATTCTTTGTGTAGAAGTAAATAATGCTCTGTTTTTTTGATCGGTTGTAGAACTAGCCCATGCGACTACATCATCATCTTCAATCAACCCATCAATAATATCTTGGGCTTCCTGAAGGCTGATATAGCTATTCGCTATGCTGCTTCCGACTGTTGTGTGAATTGTTATTGCCATTAGATTTTGGCTTGCGTTTTGGTTTTTTCTTTGGTGTTAAAAGAACAGGGGCTACCTCATTGGCAGCCTCTTGTTCTCTCATTCGTCTAAAAGCGAATATTCCCATTAACTGGAAGCACCTTTCAATGCAACAAAGTTGATGACAATAGCTTCACTTAAAGAACCAGCAGACGCATTGGTTACTGTTACCTTGAATGATCCAGCAGCGATTGTGGATACACCTACAAGATAAGAACCAGCAGTACCGCCAGAACCATGGTTTACAACAACACAATCAGTAGCAGCGATCTTGTCGTTTGTTACTGTGAATGTCACTTCAGCAGCAGCAGCTAAAGCTGCGTTGTTCATGGTGATTTGTCCTGACTCTGTATTAAGAGTTACACCTGTAGATTTATTAGTTGCCTGTGTTACTGTTCCACCAGTTGTTGGTCCAGTAAGTTTACCAGCAGCAACCTCAAATAAAGATGGCATAATAGTTTACCTCTAGTCTTGAGTAGATACGTTAGTTGCTCTAACGATACCGATGTTCTTTGTCTCGTAGACTTTCGACCAGTTGCCTACTGTTGCAAGTTGTGTTCTGTTTGGATTTGTTGTAGTAACA